GAGCCACTGTTAGACTTAAAGTCTATAACTCCACCTTCAACTGTTAAATCATCACCTACACTTACATCACCAGTTACTGTAACTGAATCAACATAAGCATCTTTAAATCTTACAGAGTTAGTTCCTAAATCAACGTCACTATCTGTCTGTGGACCAAACACTCCATCTGATACAAATACTTGTTCTGCGTTTGCAGCATAAAAATGTATTTCATCTGCTGTTTCAAAATCTATTTTTGTTTGATCATCTTCACCAATCTTAACATCAGTTGCTAATATTGATGTAATTCCTGTTTGTGCAGCATCTACGCTTAATGTGTTAGTAGATAATGATACACCTGTTCCTGCTGTAAAAGCAGTTTTAGACATCGCTATTGCTGCAGAGCTATTAATGTCCGCATTGACAATAACACCAGAACCGATAGCTGCTGTTCCAGTTGTCCCTATGGTTATGTCACCAGATATTGCTACAGGGTTAAAGTTTGTGCCATCACTGATAAGAGCAGCACCACTAGTATTAGTTGTTAGGGTTAAATCATCACCGGAAATTGTTAAATCACCAGTAACGGTTAAGTTACGACCTATGGTTACATCGTTGTTTGCATCTTCAAATATTAATTTACTAGCAGGTATTGTGCAAAATACATCCTTTGTGCCAGCACTAAAATCAACAGCGCTATCGCTGTTAGAGCTAGATATAATTGTTGTACGTGCAAGATCAGAACTATCACCATCTAATGTGCCAAGTCCAACTTCAAACTCTGCTTGATCCTGGTGTGCAATACAATAGTAAACTGTATTAGAATTACCAATACCAGCTGCAAAAGTTTCAAAACCAGTTACAGCACCAGCAAGTGATACAGTTCCTGTACCAGTTGTAGTGGTTGTTTCTTTTACTCTATCATTAATGACTAATGCCATTTATACTCCTATGCTAATCTTAGTATAGCGTTACTTGCATCAGCTGTAGGAAACTGAATTGTAAATGTTCCGCTTGTAGATGTTTTATCTCCACCAAAATCTAGAACAGCCACAGCTTTGTTAGATTGTGAGCTATTGTAAATTAAAGCACCTCTTGCAGTGATGGTAGCCGACGTAAAAGATATATCAGCGAAATCACAAATAGCAGTAGTACCTGAAGTTGTTGGTGTAACACTAGTTAAACTACCTCCACCTGAAGAATAAGATCCTGAATCAGAAACTTCGTTGGATGTAGAAAAAGCAGTGGTTGAAGCACCTAAAGAAGCAGAACTTGTGTACAATGCAATTTTAAAAGTATCACCTGATGAAGCAGTAAAGTTATGTGTTCCAACAAGTAATTCTTGTTTGAAGCTTGTGCAGACAGCTTGTGATATTGCCATGTTTATTCTCCTCTAGTATTTGTTTTAACAGATTGCATAGGGAACTTTAATTCTCCATGCATGTACTCATCTCGTCTATGTCTACCAGTTTGTTCAACTATTAGTTCTTGCATAGCACGTTGATAAGATTGTTCGTATAATTGCAGCATTTCAGCTGGACCCTTCAAAAACTTGAAGGCTTCTGCAAGACATCCATACAACAAAGCCATTGGTGCATTGTTGCCCAACCATGAGGTTGTGTTACTAGTAGATAATCTTGTAGGTAATCTAGTAATTCCTAACTCCACGTTATACGCTAAATCCGGTGTAGGTGCAACGTATATTGTGTTGTGATCCCACCATGACCAATACTTAGGTGTGCCTGTAGCAGTTCTGTCTGGCCAATATTCATTCATGTAACTTATATCGCGGTGTTCTAAAAAATCTCTTGTAGGTGTTCCTGATGCAGGAAAAATATGCACAGTTCTTATTGTAGCAAGTGATGTAGGATCTGGTGAACTACCACCAGGTAACGACAAGAAAGGATTGCTAGCAACAAGGTTAGCTGATTGATGTGATTTGAATACATCAAGATCTGCTTCTTTCAATATTCTATTTTCTGTGTGCTCAATAAAATCGTTTGTGATTGTAGATGTCAACACATCAGTGCTAGTTTCTGTATAGTCTAGTATTTGTTGTGTTAGTTCTGCGTATGTAGTCATTAGTTACTCACCGTTACTGGACCAGAAGATGTTTGTCCTCCACCGCCACTACCAGTTTCAGATGGTGCAGTTGTCACTGTAAAAGTATAAAAATCATCATCTGTTTTTGTTATACTAAATCCTGTCGACACTTCTATCTCTGACTCAGAAGCACCAAACAAATTATTAGAAACAGTTCTAAATCTTACAGTATCACCTGTAGATCTTTTATGTCCTGGTTCAAACACAGATACAGTTGTACTACCAGCTGTAAATTTAAACGGGTTCAATGGTAATAATCTTTCTGTAGGATTTTCTACTCTTGCTGGTCTTGGAAATTGTAAAGCTATTGCATCAGGCATGTGCTTGTTAGGTCTGTCCTGTGGTGTCTTAGGTTCAAACTCACTTTTGTGCACACGTGCGCCATTCCATTCTACAACCATTTCTGTGTATGGATATTCCATACCACTACGGTCAGAAATAAACTTTGCGTATTTTCCTGTTGCGTAAGCCATCTACTAGCTCCAGGTATACTTGCCGCCTTTTGTGGCAGCACCCATTCCTAGTTTAGTACCAGACACTTTACCGTCTTGAGTTTGACCTTTGCCAGAAGTGGCTTGAGCTTTTACTCCTTCAGGTGTGATGTCTTGTGCTTTACCTTTTGCTGGTGCAATACCTTTTGTAGTTACAGCAGCAGCCTCTACAGCAGTAGGTATATTGTTTTGACCTCTACCGTAAGAACCCATCTTTTGATTAGATCCTTCTCTAGTGTTAGCTGTTTGGCTATTATATCTTGGGTTGCTCATTCGTCCTCCTTTTTACAAGCGCAATCACAACATGCACATTGACCACCACAACAAGCTCCGCTGTTGCTGCAATGACACTCATGATTACATTTTTCACATATTGGCATATAACCTCCTATGGTGTGTACGCCCGTGCTGGTTCAATTCTAAAAGAAACTCTTTCTCTATCGTTTTCACTAGCACGTTTAAACTCTTCATCATACACCGCTTTTAAGTTTGCACTTAACATCGGTGCTCTTTTCAAACTTATATAGTATGCCAAACCTGCAGTCAAACAAGGAAGAAAATAGAAAGGCACATCAGCTTCGTTAGTATAACTTCCTGCATCTTCTATTCTAGCAAGATAAAAATACTTGAATATGTATGCTTTATCAGGGCTAGGATATAAGAACAAAGTCATATCGTTTGCTGGTCTACCACTGCTGCTAGATCCTCCAGTTGTAACTGTACCAGGAACTAAAGCAAACTGTGTAGGTCTTGCGTCTCCTGATGATGAGTTTTCTTTCTTACTTAAATTCATAAATTCAGTTCTAGATATTCTGTTAACAGCAACATCAGTTGTGTTACTATCACCTTCAAGATTAGAAGTTGCACCTGCTGTAGTTGTTACAACAGCATCTACTATATCTATAACATTTTGATCAATAGCGTAGAAGTTTGTACCTGCAGTTAATGTTTGTGTTGCATAAGTTATGCTCCACAAATTTAAACCACGGTTTGCCCACTCTGCCAACATCAAGTTCATAGATCGTCTAGCTGTTTTTAAATCATAGCCAGTACGAGTCTCTAGCTGACATCTTTCGAATGCTTCCTCTATTATCTCCTCTATTGAGAGGTTAAAGGTTTGTGTGCCTGAATAAGCCATCTAAACCTCTAATATATTTTTTGAAATTGTGCTACGACTGTGTAAACGTTACCAGAGTCAGCTGCACTTGGAACTACAAAGTTTACATCGCTTTGGTTGCTGTTAGATGATTGATCTGCTGGTATGCCACCAAACTCTCTAAAGTCCCAATACGCTGCACCTGTTAGTGCCAATATAGGAATATCTCCATCAGAATCTTCTTCGTCCAAACGAGCAAAAGAGTCACCTCCATCGCCACCTTGACATGAATACCAGATTCTTTGTAATCCTAAATGTGCTACAGCTGTGCCATCGTTTCTAGCATCTAATGCTGAAACATCGCCAAATACTGTTGTGCTGCCTGTTCCGTCTGATTGAACTACAATTTTGATAACAACTTGTTTGTCGTTTTGTTGTAGTATTGTTGGTCCTGTTACTGTGTCTGCCATGTTCCCTCCTTAATCAAGAACTGTGGGGCCGTAGCCCCACATTGTTAGTTTACTGATCAGCAAACGCTGGTACAGTTGTTGATGTTACACTACCAAAAATTTGATAATTAGTTGTGTCTTTTCCAACAATAGTAATGTCAAATGCTTGTGGTACATTTACTTGAATACTACTGTTTGAGTTACCATCAGAAAATACAGAACTTATTGCATTACCATCTTGGTCATGAAAAGTTAATCCACCAATGTAAAAGTTTGAGTTGCCTGGAGTAAGGATGATCGCATCAGTAGCGTCAGCTGCTCCTCCTGCATAAACAAATCTAAACACAGATCCAGCTACTGGTGCTGGTAGTGTGTATGTATTATCTTGACTTCCGTCTGGAACAAGTAAAATTCTTCCGCTGTGTGTAGCGTTTGTAAGAGTTACGTCTCCATCAGAAAGACTTACTGGTCCATCACCAAATGTTGCTATTTCAGTGATTGCTCCAGTAGAAGTATTTTTGCTTACAGTTTTAACTGTGCTTTCAGATCTAATAGGACCTGTAAAAGTTGTGTTAGCCATTTTTAATCTCCTTGGTCATATAGACCTTTTGTTATACAGTCTCTATATCGTCTTCCTAGCAAGTCTGTATAACTAGTTAATACTAGGTAGGAGGGGGATAATCCCCCTCCTTTGTTAATTTACGCTCCTGGTGATCCGAAGATACCTCTCCAGTCAGAGAACCCAAAAGAGTATCTCTCTCTAGCTTTGTATCTAACGTTACCAGTATCGAAGTCGCCTTCCATCGCAGTTCTAATAGGAGCTCTAGTGAACATTTTTAGTCCATTAGGAGCATCTGTTTTAATGAAGAACGCGTCAGTATCAGTTAGGAAGTTGTTTACCACATAACCTTGTGGTACCATTCCCATTGATCTAACTGCGTTTAAGTCATTATCAGCAGTTCCTACTCTACCTGCAGACTTCATTAACCTTTCAGCAACGAACTGAAGGTTTACAGGTATAATCATTTTCATACCTCTAAGAGCAATTTTCATTCCTCTTTCATCCTTCATGTCAGCGATATCAATTAACATCTGCTCAAGCGAAGTTTCGTTTAAGTCAGCTGCAGTCGATAGCTCGTTCTTTTGCGTTCCACTAAGTGTTGGGTGATCAGTAGCGCAAAGCTCCTTATCATCACCACCAAGGAAAGAACTGTTGAACGCTCTGTTAAGAACGTTAGCAGCCTTAATTTGCTTAGTGTTAGCCATAGATCTTGCTAAAGCTTTTGTGTATCTTGTGCTGATTTTGTCGTAGAGATTGTCCTCTACAGCTTCTTCAGTTAATGAGAAAGCCAAAGCGATTGTTTCGTGTGAGTAGCGTGCAGTGAAAGTTTCTTGTGCTTGTTCGTAAACAACACCTGATCCTTCCGGTTTTACTTCTGCGTTGCCAAACCCACCTAGCATCACTTCTTCTTCAAAAGCACGATCAGAACTTTCCTCATCGAAAATTTCTGTGTGCTGGTTTTCGTATCGGTCATATTCTAATCCGAACAAGGCATTCAAGCCAGGTTCGAGTTCTTTGACCAATTGCATTCTTGAAATTGCCATTATATCTCTCCTCTAGCTATTATGTTCCAGTGATACCTGTGCCTAATTTAACGTGTTCGTTAAACATAACGTACCAGTTAGCATTAGCACTTGAAGCATCATCGTTTTCTGGATCTTTCGTAATCCCAATGATTTTGACCTGTAAGCCAGCTGTAGTAGCTTCTGTTGAATCATCTATCTCGTTTTTAGATAGACCATTAACAGTGCTGCCTGCAGTAAGAACTGTATCAGTGTTTTTACCGATATCAGTTTTAGCTATTGTGCCATCACATTGAGCTTCAAAAAGCATGTACGGATCATCATAGATATACGCGTCAATATTAGTTGAACCAGAGATTGAACCTGCAGAGGTTACGTTTATGCTCCCTGGATAATAATTTGAGTAAGTTGGCTTTTTGCTAGTTGGGTCAATGTAGAAACAACCATTGAATACACCAAGAATAGTTGCGCCTGAAGCAGTTCCTTTAATTACGTAACCGCCAGACTGTAGCACGTGATCTCCTTTAAAGATCGCTGTGCCGTAGTTATCCTCAATAGTGTACATAGTTGTACCCATGTTTTGAACACCACTACCGACTTTGCCAATTGGTCTTAACCCAAATGCTGCGTCAATATTAGCCATGATTTTATCCTCATAGTAATTTGTTACAACACACCCACCATGAGTGTGCTATTGTTTTGTAACTTATGGGGAAAAAAACTAGTTGTCTTTTTTACCGCCACCAAATGTTACGCGAGTTCGCCTGCTTTCATTATGTACAGGCATGCTAGGATGTTGGTCCTTAAGTGGATCATTTGCAACAGCATCATCTTTATCTTGCGCAACTTGTGCAAAATATTGTTTACGCTGCTCAACAATCTCATTAGGAATTCTTGCTAGCATCAAACCTCCAACAGCTATAACACCTTCGTATCTACCTGTATCAATTGCAGGCCATTCCATTTCCGGATATTCATCTGCTCTCACAAATTCCCATCCTTCTCGTAGTCTAGCGGATACATTTTTTTGATCCATCTGTCCTACTGCTTCGGCCCTAATCCAACGGTGTTTAAAACCGTTAGGTGCAGGTGGTGCATCTAGTTGTGACGGTGGAGCCCATTCCTTCCTTCGCTCGGTGTTAGCTCGGGTTTCTGACTCGCGTGACGGTAGTCTTGTTTTACTTTTAGTTTCCATATGCCTACTCCTTCACGTACTTCGCATATTCTTGTAGCGGCACACCTAATTTTTTTGCAATGGCTACCTGTGATGGTGTGAGTCTCACAGAACCTTTACGCGCCTTTCCTGGTGCTGCTCTGTTAGCAGAAG